GGTAAACCGCTCACCACCGTGGTGCACCTCCAACGAGTCGATCGAAACACACTTCGCGCAACGAAACCTACTGGCTTTCAACTTCGGATATACCCAGACACTGTACAGATGAGAACGAACGCGCGGATGGAGGGCTAAAGTGCCGCCTTTCCAATTTGGATGTGAAGATCCAGTTAAGTCAGAAACAACCTTTGACGATGGATTCTCTGAGAAGCTAGTTTAGTCGTTTCGTACTGTTCGCATTCAGGACATTTAAAAGACGAAAGGTCCATGGTAAGTAATATACCACAGACCTTTTGACTTGTATGCTTGGTAACCGCTTTTGCGATTGTCGAATAGCGATGTCTAAAACTGCAACACACAGTTGTCGAAACGGAGAGAAAGCGTAATCTCCATTGGACCGCCGTCTTCGTAAGTGACTTCACCAAAACCTGCCGTGAGAATAAACGCACCCTTGATGTCCCAAAGCTCGACGACGGTACCGACAGGATCAAGCATCTTAAGCTGAATGTCGCGCTTGTAGAAGTCAGCGTAACCGGAACGACCAGAAACTGACTCGAAGTGCGTACGAACCCATTCCATAACTTGTTGCGCGCCCGACGGCGCAATTGGGTCGTGGAGAGTAACATCCAACGTTCCGAACGTAGTCTTGCCGGCAAGATATCTACGAGAGTTGATAAATGGAACTTCAACTTCTTCGGTTGTAATTTCCGGCCTTTTCGCCGTCTTAATCAAATAAGCGTCGATACCTTCGATCATAAGGACCCATCGGTTTTTACGTTTGGGTTCAAACTTATTTGGAATCATTGATGTAACGTCTAATGTCTCTGCGGCCATGGGGTTTATTCTCCTGTCGACTGTTTAATTATGTAATTCTAACGAAATTATCTTATTTTATTATTGGATTGATTTAATTTTAAAACTATTGTTGGATATTGTTAGCAACGACGAAGTCGAGGCTGACGAACTCGATGCTCTTTGTCGGTTGGACGAATATCTTGCCGCGAACCGTGTTATTCTCTATGTCGGTTTGCGTCGTTGTAGAAGAATCTATGATGACGCGGAATCTTTCGAGACCAGAAAGTGCTTGTATTCTTTGAAGCCTTGGTGTAACTGCCGCAGAGAATCGTGCAAGAGTAGCTTCGCGGTTTTGTTCAAAGAGAATCGAGCTAGCTATTTCACGAACTTGTCTACGAATCTCTATAAGCAGTCGTCGAACGTTGACGCGATCTAGGGCAGATGCAGCAATTTGTAATGTCTTTTGTCCCCAGATGACGATTCCAGATGCTGGATTTGTTCCACTCTTTGGCGCACCTACGAATGCGATAAGAGGATTGATTCTTTCGTTGTATAGCGAGTCTAAGTCTTCTTCCTTTAGTTTTACGCGAGCCTCGAGTGCTTCTGTTGGAAGAGCTCCTCGCGTAAAACCTGCAGGCGCGAACCACGGATGACCGACTGCGTCGTTTAGTGCCATCGCGCCGAGGACAAGAACTGATGGTGGTACTAACAAATTGACTCCATCAGGTGCAGAGTAATTAACGTCTGGGAAGTATGCCGCTGCAAACGATGAATCGACGACGCGATCGCGGAAGCTTTGTAGCGTATTCGACACGTTAACGATTGTTGAGTCGCTGCGTATCTCGTCTTCTGCTGCTATGCCATTTTCATTGTATTGTTCGATGTCCATGATATACAGGGCATCGAAACGCTCTTCTGTCGACACAGTTGCATAATCCGTAATAATCGGATGACGCAAACCAGGTATTGTCAAGAGTTGTACGTCGACATTTGTCATATTCTTCATAATGTCAAGCGCTTTGATATAAGCCTTGACGTTTGGTCCTTCGTTAAGCAACCTATCGTTTCCAAAGATCATATCCGAAGAAACGGCGATGTTGGTAAGATTTGCTTCGTCTTTATCGAAGATATTAACTCCATTAAATCCACCCTGTAGGACAAGCGTGAATTTTGCGAATTGACGGTTCGATGTTTCTGTCAAATCTGTCGCAAGGAAGGCACGGGTTTTTGCAGCCGCAGATGGATTAATAATACCTGACCTTACATAGACAGCGTTATTCCATGCGCGGACATCTGCTTTCGTAGTAGATCCTGTAACGACCTGAATATGTTCTAAACTGAATATATTGTTACAGAATCTATCAGAATCGAGAATACCATTTGCTGCAGTGTCCGAAACTCCTGCATTGTCTCCAACGACGACGGGCGACGCTACTGTAGCGAAATCTGGAAAGTATTTTGTGAATGCTTCGATAGATTTATTTTTTAGACTACTAGCATTTGGTTTCGTGATTGTTTCGACTTGCTCGAACTGAAGTCCCCAATAAAACTTTGAGTTTGCAGTTTCCGCAGGACCGTCGACGACACCGTCTGTGACTTTTTTACGGAATGGCACAGGTGGTGCTGTTACCTTTTGGAAGATATTTACGTCTAACAAACCACCACCAACGTTATTATCAGTAAACGCATTCACGGCACTAAAAACAGCCGATCCTGATGTTACTAAATGCGCGAGACCGCGGAAGCCCATTGGCAGAGCTGCTTCGTCTACAAATCCATTTTCTACGTCGGGATGAACCTCAACGCGAATATAGTTTGAATTATTGGCGTAGTTACCTTCGATCACGATCTTTTGTTCTTCTACGCTACGATCAAAATCGTAATAAACATGAAGATCACCGATTACCTTACCGATATACCGAGTCGATGATGGATTAAGATCGCAAACGAAACTTTCTCCTGTTGCGATGAGGGATTGTGTAGAATCTCTATCGTCAAACCTTCTAACCTTGACCGTGAAAGTTCCATACTTGTTATTTGGATCCGAAGATGGCGTAATACCTTCGATAGATATCTTGTAAAGTGTGGATACATCCTGACCTGCATCTAGAGCATAAAACTTAAACAAGTTTACAGGCTTACCACCAAACTTTTGCGATATAATCCACGGCGTTTTTGCATGTGAGAATCTATCTTCGAAGTTTTCAAAGTTAGGTACGTTCGATGTACCAACGTTATACGCCTGTGACGAAGTCAATATGAATGCTGACGTTTCCGTTCCTGTCTTACCAACGCGCGGAGCACCCGCACTCGCGCCATATGTTCCGGAAATCACGCCTGATCCTGTGACTACAGCGACTGAAGAATGAATATCCCAGTGCGTATACAGATAATGACCCGCCTCTTGCATTTTGAAGGGATCTTTGTTAAAAACATTAGAAAAATAATTGTTCGACGACGGATCGAATGATGCCGTCACCGCGCTTGGATAATTAACATCAAGTCCTTTGTGTCCGTTAAGGAGAACGACGAAGTCTTGCTTTGATATCGAATTTTCAGTCAATACGACAGATCCAATAGTGGATCCCTTCAAAGAAAGGGAAGCTGTCGATCCGATTTGTGTTGATCCAGGAGCCGAAGAATCGCCTCCGTTTAGCGATGAAGATAATCGCAATAATACACCAGATGCAGCCATCAAAACGCCGCGAACAATTGGCACTGCGACGGGAGATGTTTGAAGTCCAGCATCACTAAAATATGTCGAACCAGCAGATTCAGACATAAAACAAGACAAAAAGTAAGTTCTTCCTGGCTGTCCATTATCGACCGCGTATGCGTTTTTAAGAAGCGCGCCTAAACTACCCGTTGGCTGCTTTTCTCCAACAACGAAACCTGCACTCGTCACTGATCCTGGATACGTATCGGAAGCGCCTTGTCTTTTTAAACCATTTCCTATACCTAGAACGCGTAGATATGTTACTGCTTTTGCATTACGTAGCCATTCTAAAACTGCTATTGGGCCGAAGTGTTTGCTGTCAACTGAACCAAATTTAGCTTCAAAATCGCTAAGTCTACCGACCGTAATCGGTACGAACGCTGGCCCTTGTTTCGCCGTACCGATAACGCCTGCAGGAACACCAACCGGTTGTACTGTTACAGGACCAGAAATATCTATTTCATTTGCTGTTACGCCTGCTGCGCCTAGTTTTAATTGTGCCATCTACGATGCTCCATTCTGCTAATTTAACTATTCGGTTAATTTTAAATTTCTCAAACGAATTGCACACCGGCGTTCGTTATAATAAAGTCAATTGCGATAAATTCGATCGATCTTGTCGGAACAACAACGATTCTACCGTTAAGACGATTTAGATCGATGTCTTCTTGCGTATTATTCGTTTCATTCATAACTACTTGGAATGCTTCAATACCTGCTTGTGCCTGTATTAAACCCAGTTGAAATACCGAATCTGAAACGAAACGATTTCTAACTGCTGGCGTGTTTTGCTCGAATACCATACGATTCGCAATGCCGATGATAATTCTTTTTACTTCCAGAAGAAGTCGACGAACATTAACACGATCAAGTGCAGACTTACTAACTTGCAAAGTTTTTTGTCCCCAAATCACGAATCCAAGACGGGGAAACGTTGCGATTGGATTAATACGCGAATCATAGAGACGATCTCTGTCGGCGATGTTTAATCGTACTGACACATTAGTTACGAAGTCTAATGCAGCCCGATTAAAACCTGCCGGCGCAAACCATGGATAAGAAACTCTGTCATTAAATCCTAACGCTCCTAAGGCTGCGACAGTCGCAGGCACCTTAACTCTACGCACGTTTGTAGCGTCGTCAACGAATGCATCAGGAAAGTAAGTTGCAACGTAGTTATTGTCGATCGCACGGGCGTCAAAAGCATCCACAGTTTGTTTAACGCTCGGCTTCGACGTTGAATCGTCGTATAGTCTATAGCCATCATCGTTATACGAAGGAATGTCCATTAAGTGAAACGCTAGACCATAATCGCGTACTTTTTTTGAAGTTACGTCATTGATATATGGTTCACGAATGCCAGGAATAGCTAACACGTTAATTCCTACAGCAAACGGATCTGTCATAATATCGACGGCAGTAACGTACGACGCCACACCGTTGTTTGACTTACCCGCTCCATTAACTGATTGATTAAAGCCAGCTGCTATATAGCTCGAATTTGCACCACCCGTCGACAAAGAATCTGCATCGAATGAAACTGATTTATCATTTAAACGCCGAGCATCTCGGTCGAGTAAGTTATTTCCATCAAACCCTCCATACATAAACGTAGTAAACTTCGCGAATGGAGAGAAGCGATTAAAGCTTGCAGCGGTTGTCTTAGCAAGTAAAGTTGCTAATGTGACGCGATTGGTTACCACACCATCTGATACGGTGTAGTCATTAGAATCTGGACGCGCATTTCTTATGTACGCAGCTTCTTTCATGTGAGCACCTGCAGAACCTGTTACGTGAGAAACGCTAGAATTTCCTAGCGCAACTTTTGCTAGCGTAAACTTATTGTTGTTAAACGCATCAACATTTGAACCTGTATGAAGAACATCCAACTTTTCGATGCCCATAAACTGTGTCAATGTATTAAGCAGATTGTTTTTCTCCGATATAACATTCGGATTAAGAACATCTGCAGCTAAACTCGTGGCGTTGCGTTCAAACTTTACGCCCCAGTAAAGTGATTGAAGTACGACTTCCTTCGTTCCAGGATCTCCGGCCTTCGTTGATGTCGTGAGTGCTTCACCACGCGTTACTTTGTAACGATATGGAACAGGAGGAAGCACCGAACTAGACAAGAAATGATTAGCTGTTAAACCTACGCCGCCTAAACGACCTGTATTGGGTACAGTACCTTCAAGCGCTTTGAGATTGTTGTTTGTCTTTAGCAGCGCATGACCGTGGAAACCAAATGGTACCGCGGTTTCTGGTACTAGTTTTTTTTCAACATTATCCGACATAACTACACGAACGTACTTCGAGTTGTTCGGATATTTACCCTTAGCTACAAGACGCCGTTCTCTGGGATCGATCGAATCAAAATGATAATAAACCTTACGATCACCAATGACCTTAGCAATGTAGTTGTCAGAATCAGGATCTAGCGTACAGTTCGTAAACTGCTCAACGATAACGGGATTAATATCAGAATCATCCCAATCGCGAATTTGCAAATTAAACGTTCCATACTTATTTGTCGCATCTGCCGAAGCCTTAATGTTTGCGATCGAGATTTTGTAAAGTTTATTCGCGTATTCGCCATCATCTAACGATTCAATTGCGAAAAGATCATATTCTGTCTTTCCAAAGGGTTGCGAAATAAACATTGGCGTTTGTGGAGCTCTAAATCGCGTATTATATGCCCCAAAGGCTTCGCGATACGAAAGAGTAGCGTCACCTGAAGATTGATTAGTTAACGCTGAACCTGAAAGAGTTGCTATGTAGTTATTTGTAGCAACCTCAGCGATTTGGGAATCCACAGAAAAGTCTGCTGCGAGGTAATGTTGGCTTGAATAAAACTTATCTGGGTCAGTATTTAACACTTTCTTGAAATAGTCATCAGAAGATGGATCAAACGATGCCGTTAAGATTTTAATGCCTGGTTTACCTTCGTCGTTAGAATATGCAGCACCTAATGATGAAGAAATTAAAATCTTAAATTTGGGTTTACTGTTTACGCTCTTTGCTTGTGCTTGATCATCGAGCGCCGCAATCGACGTGGCAACTGGTACGTTTTCATCGCCGTTAAGAACGAAAAGTCTCGCCGTGTTTGGTACCATGACCATACCACGTATCAGGTTGACATTGTTACCGGACGTAACACCTTCAAATGTGTCGTTATCGCTAAACATCGGCATACCGTATGCTTCATTCGCAGATAACGTATGTTGCGCTGCAAGAAATTGTACAACCTTAGTGTGGCGATTATCAGTGGCTGTAACAGTTCCTTCCAACGAGAATCCTGCGTTTCTTACGGTTCCTTTTAGATACGTATTTTCAAAGTCAACTAAAGATTCGTTAGCGCCTCCGCCAAGAACCCTGAGATAAGTTAATGAAGTTCTATTTTTTAAAAACTCATTAACTGCATAAGGTCCAAAGTATTTTGTATCAAGATCACCAAATACGTCAATAAATTCGCTAAAATTCGCTACGGTAACTGGCACGAAAGCAGGACCTTTGTTCGACGGTCCTATTACACCCGCTGGCGTACCAATAGGTGCACCGACGGATGGCGCCGATAGATCAATCTCGCGCTCGTAAAAATTTGGAGATCTAAAAATTTGTTCAGACATTACGCTTCTCCTTCACAATCAATTTCAATTACTAAATATCTTGCAAAATAGAAAAAACCCGAAATAAAGTTTTCGTTAAATGGCAGTTTGCTTTATACCTTGAAACTGCGCTGCAGAATATATCGTTTCCCCAGTCGCTGCGTTTTGAGTAATAATTTTCACATATTTAAAGTCATTACCAATTTTAATTTTTCTATATTGACTTGGATTCACACCCCGAGGCAACGATAACAACGCGGGGTCGTTCGCATCAATAATATTTTCTGCGTTTGTTGGCTGAATCGATTGTTTACGAAGTCCTGGACGTCGTTGATCCGGTCGTAGATTCGCTTGTTCGTCTAACGGTAACGTTGGATCATCATTTCCTAACTTATAATTGTTTTCAAATTCTTCTGGTTCTGATCCATCACCAACTGATCGTCCTTGTATCGCAAAGTTAATAACAGGTGAAGATACATAACGTTTTACTGGAACAGGTATGCCCGGCGCTGTTGTTGCCCAAAAATATGCTGGTACGCTAACTTCGAAAGAACATTTAATTACTCTTTCTGTCGTCGACATATCATCAAAATTAGTTTCGGTGTTAAATGCTCCGCCTTCTACCTTCGCAACGAACCAATATCCTTTTGCCGTAATTAGTTTCCATGATTGCGCTTGAGGCAAAAAAGAAGCGATCAGCTTCTCAATAACCTGATTCATGTGTTGCGTAAATTGCGTCCAAAATGTTACCTGATATGTTACAGTATAAAATTGTGGAGATGGAACGACGATAGTTTCAAAAATGTTGTTTCCTATATTCGACGTTAAAAGGCCACCCGATCTAACATCGAAACTATTTTCTAAAGAACCAACTTGTCTGCTGGTAATTATTCGATGCGTAGCTGCCACGTTTGATCCGCTAAGAACAGCAACGTTCGTTTGATTCAATATTAATTGTTTGTTAATTAGATTCTGATAATCTCTATCAGATTTGTCGAGTCTTCTTCTGACGACAATCTCGCCTGTCTGTTGATTAATTCCGCGACCAGTTATATCTTCAGTGGACTGAACGACATTCATTCTCATGATCGTCACGATTGGTAGTATTAAAGTGTTGTTTTTATCGCGCAGAGGTTTACCTCTTTTCAACATCGCCCATTTTTCACCGGCAGCAAAAATAACTGGTACTCTTTTTAGCTCCTGTGAATCTTTGCCTCCGACGCTTGGTGCGATCTCTTTGTCAAACAACGTAAACATCGCCATATCGACATCTTCTAATCCACATGACGGAATAGACAAATCAGATTTAACATTACTATCGTAACCTGACTTGACGCCAGGCACATTGTAATTGATCATATCGATGGCGCTGAATCGAATAGTCATATAATGTATTAAATATTGATGAACATTTCAATTACCAAATATCTTCAACGATATTATTTGAATACATCTTCTTTTTTTCGATATAATTAAGACCGCCGATAATTTGGCGATAGGAGACAAATAATGAAAAATATAATTGTTATGATTTGCTGCGCTGCAGTATTAATTGGCTGCAAGTCCGAAATAAAACCCGAAGAAGTCTCGACCGTTGCTTCTGCGGTTGAAGTCGTTCCTTCATCGGTCGTATCAGAATCAGTTGTACCATCTGCGAGCGCATCTGCTGTTAGTGCATCAGCTTCACCAGCTGTTAGCGCTGTTCCAGCAACGCTTACAACAAGCAAGAAATAAATATAGCGTTTTTCTACTAACGCACATTTTGGTCGCGACGTCTTAGAACGCAAGGTTTATCCGCGCTATACGGCGGCGGGCTACGGCGTCGGGATCACTTTTTTTAAACGAAATCAGGTTTCTTCACGTTTTAAACATCTGCAATTTATCCATCCGATTTTTTTTTGTGGTGTACAAATTTTTACCCCGTAAGAACCAACTTCCGACACACGAACTTCTAACACCATTGCAACTTCGTCTTTTTTCAATTTTCCAATAATCATAGGCCAGAATTTAATTTCTTGAATGGTACAATCAGCATCGTCCCAAGTTTCCCAGAGCGCCATTGAATTACACTTTCCTATTTTGCTAAGAACGACCAAATCGCCAGGTTTTAAGTTTTTTTGATCGTTATCCAAATTCTTTCGATTCTTGTTCGTTGTCAAGTAAATCTAATTCTATTATTAATTTAACTAATTTTCCTCGAAGTTTTACGCAACTTTTTTTTAATTTGCGAGCTTCTTCTATGGACTGTGTGATACAATTGATCTCTTCCGTTAAAATTTCTTTTCTAGATTTCTGCTTTTCCATAAATATTTCAGTTACTAAAATAACACGACAAATTCTCTTCGTATTTCTATCAAATTAATGAACATAGTCCATATCGCGACGAGGTGATATTACCTTAATTATGGTTGAATTAATCGAATATTTATGAGTTCAATGTTGTTGATCGATCGATTCACAAAAGAAAATGGTTACGATTTTTTGTCTAACTTTTATTATTCTTCCGTCAGTTACGATGGCAAACTTTATCCGACTGTAGAACACGCCTACCAAGCTGCAAAAACGACAGACGAAAACGTCAGAGAAATTATTAGAAAAGCAAATTCTCCCGGTATAGCTAAGAAATTAGGACAAAGTATCAATGTTCGCAATGATTGGAGCACGACGAAGATTGTCGTTATGAAAAATCTTATTAGAGATAAATTCTCCAGTCCATTCTTGATGCACAGACTGTTACAAACGGGTGATGCGAAACTTGTTCTTAACAATAAATGGAACGACAAATTCTGGGGCGTTTGTCGAGGCGTAGGTGAAAACTGGCTTGGTAAAATTTTAATGGAGGTTAGAGACGAGCTTCGTAAACAATTGTCTAACGAACAAGATATACACTTGCATCGGATAGATTAAAAAAGTTATAGGAATTAATAATGTGAAAAGCGTCAAGCAAGTAATCGTCGTTAGAAAAGACCTTGGATTTAGAAAAAGTAAAATTGCTTCGTTGGCTGCGCACGCTGCAATGCAGTTTATTTTAGACAAT